TTCTCGACTCTTGCCGACGACTTCAAGACCGCGCGTATTCAAGCAACGCTTGAGGAAATTGAAAGATTGAACGCCAAGATTGCCGACCCAAATGTCGGAAAGTTTTGGAAGTCGGGATACAGGAAAGAATTAGCAGATGCCATCAAGCTGCTAGACGAACTTCGCGGGCCGCAAAAGCAAGCAACGCAGGCCGATGTGCGAAGGGCTGAACCCGTTGAACCCGCAATGACCGCTGACGGCAAGACAGGCGGCAAGCTCAGGGATATTAAAAAGGGAGTTGATCCCGAAGAAGAAAAGCGCAAGAAAGAAGAAGAACGCGCAGAGTTGGAGCGTCGTCGTCGCTTTGTGGATGGTATGCGCCGTGCAGACGAAGAATTTGTCGCACGAGAGCAGGCGTCAATTGCTTACGCAAAGTACGTTGATCAAATCGTCAAGGGCGACGAGGCACAAAATCGAGCCATCACTACCGAAGAAAGATTGCTTCATCTTGAGTCGCAGAGAAAAGACATCAAGGAATACAACTATCAGTACCTTCGGTCTTTCATTACTTTGACCGCACAACAAGCCGAGGAACAAGAAAAACTTAGGCAAGCTGAGTTGCTTCCCGCAGACCGAGAAGCGGCGCAAGAGCGTCTTAATCAAATCTATGATCGCAGGCTTAAACTCATCAAACAAATTCGAGATGAAGAGGAAAAAGCCAATCAAGACATCGGCGTGTTTGAAGGCTTAAAAAAGGCTGCGGGCGACTTCTTCAAAGAATTCCCGAGGGACATGGAAACCGGCGCAATGATGTTCGGTTCGCTAATGGGCAACATGACTCGTGCGCTTGACGACTTCGTGCGTACCGGCAAGCTCAACTTCAAAGAGTTTGCCCGCAGCATCATCCTCGACATGATTGCCATTCAACTGAAGGCTTCGGCCATGAAGTTGTTGTCGAGCATCTTTGGCTTCAACCTTCCTGCGCGGGCGATGGGCGGGCCTGTAACGGGCAACTCTGCTTACCTTGTGGGTGAGCGCGGGCCTGAACTGTTTGTGCCCCGCATGAGTGGCACCATCATTCCAAATCACAATCTGCAAAGCGCGGGTGCGTCAACCAACATCACGAACTACAACATCCAAGCGATTGATGTGAAGTCGTTTGAGCAAAGGCTACTTGGTAGTTCTAAGGCAATTTGGGCGGCAAATCAGTACGCGCAAAAAGGCTTGGCTGTCACGCCGGGGAGAATGTAAATGTCGTTTCAGACCATCGTTGACATTCAGCAGTCCATGACTGTGAACAACCGGCGCACGGTCGGTCAGCAAGTCACCCGAGGCGGGCAAATTAGGACGGCGCAGTACCTTACTTCCGTTCCTTGGGTCTTCACCATCGTCCCTCACAACTACCTGTACTACCCACAGGTGCGGGATGTGATTCAGACCATCGACAACCTAGACCGCGAACTCCCCGCAAACATCACGTTCAGCGGAACCACGCTTTCTTGGTTCACCGAGTACAAGGGTGGACTCAGCGCAGGGCAGGCTGCGGCGCTGACACTTGCATCTGTTCCTGCGGCAAATTCGCAGACCATCTCAGTAGGCAATCTGCCTGCGGTCGGGTCGTCTGTCGTTGTCTTCGCGGCGGGCGACTTCCTGCAACTCGGCAGCTACGTCTACAAGGTCACGCAACAAGTCTTACGCGGCAGCGGCTCAACCGTTAACGTCAATCTGCACCGCCCCGTCATCGGCACGCCTAGCACGGGCACGCTTACGGCAGTCGGGTCTGCGGTCTACTTTCCGGTGTATGCCGAAGTCTGCCCGACTTACTCGCTGACGCCGATGACCAATGGCGCGTTTGTGAACTGGGATCAACCGTTCGTGTTCCGGGAGAACGTCGCGCCATGAGTACCACGATGACCGCGCTGAACAGCGCAAACATCCGACACGCTGAGTTTGTCAGGATGGTGGTTGGCAAGACCTCGCCAACGACCTACACATTCTGCAATGCGGCTGCGCCTGTCACCGTCAGCGGGATCACGTTCTCAGGGATGGGGTCGCTGCTCGGGATCGGTCAGGTCGAGCGCAACATCAAGTCAACCTCGACCGACATGATGGTGTCGCTCACCGGCATCAACCCGGCCAACGTCGCGTTAATCCTGAGCGCAGACATCAAAGGAAGTACGGTCGAAATTTGGCGCGGCTTCCTTGACTCTGAGAATCAGATCATCACCACGCCGACGCAGCAGTTCTTCAAACGCTACCAAGGCATCATCACCAACGTTTCGATTACCGAGGATTGGAACGACGAGGTACGAAGCAGGATTGCCACTTGCTCGATTTCCTGCACCTCCATGAAGCGGGTGCTAGAAACCTATGTGGCATCGTCCAAGACCAACAAGGCAATTTGGCAAGACCGCTACGGTACTAGCGAAACGTCAATGGATCGTGTTGACGCGATTTCTAGCACCTACTTCGACTTCGGCAAGCCTGCATCCGGTGGTGGCGTGGCAAGTCCGGGCGGCATAAACGGCGGCAACGGCGGCACGACGGTTCCAAGGATTGAGTACGAAGACACCATCGGACAATGATCAGGGAAGCAAACAAGTTCGACATAGATTCCTGCGTCGAGATGATGCGGCAATATGCGGCAGAGTCCCCGATCATTAAACTGAGAGACAAGAGACTACACGACGAGCAACACATACGCAGCCTGCTTTCCTCACTCATCATTGGTCGCGGCTTTGTCTTGGTGGACAACGAATATCGCGGGATGGCGGCGGGGATCGTGGTGCCGAATGTGTGGTGCCCCGAGGTTAACGAAGTCAGGGAACTAGCTTGGTGGGTCGCGCCTGAGCATAGGAACACAACGATTGGCGGCAAATTGTTTTTGGCCTACAACAAGAAAGCACAAGAATTGATTGATCAGGAACGGGCAGAGGTTGTCATCATTTCGCTGATGCCACAAAGTCCTAAGATTGATCTAGAAAGCCGAGGCTTTAAGAAGATCGACTCGACGTACTGCAAGGAATAAAAAATGGTCGGAACAATAATTGCCACCGCCGTTTTGGGCGCGGCTGCGGCAGGAACCTTCGCATATGTAGCCATTGCGTTTGCGGCCAACTACGCGCTGTCCTACGTCGTCACCCGCACATTTGGGTCAAACAGGGCACCCAACCAAGTCGATCCCGGCTCACGGCAGCAAATCCCCCCAAGCGCAAACAACCCGATTCCGGTTGTCTATGGCGATGCTTGGCTAGGCGGCACGTTCGTTGATGCGGTGTTGTCCACCGACAACAAGACGATGTACTACGTCTTGGCAATCAGCAACATCTCACCTGATGGTCAGTTCACTTATGACCGCACGCAGTTCTACTACGGTGACCGACTCGTCACCTTTGACGGCACCGACCCCACCAAAGTTGTATCTTTGACTGACGGCGCGGGCAACGTAGATACGAAGATTTCGGGCAACCTCTACATCAACCTCTACACCTCCAATGCGGCGGGCACGATTGTCAACGTGACCGGTTCTGCTCCGAGTGTGGTGATGGGTGGCTCTGACATCACACCTAGTCTGCGGTGGCCTGCAACCAACCGACAGATGAACGGATTGGCATTCGCCATCGTCAAGCTCACCTACAACAGCGAAGCGGGCACGACGGGTCTTCAGCCCCTTACCTTCAAGGTTTCGCACTACCTCAAGAGCGCAGGCGCGGCACGCCCCGGCGATGTGCTTGAGGACTACCTGAAGTCGGATGTGTATGGTTGTGCGGTTCCCATCGGCAACATCAACACCACGGCTTGTGGGGCGCTGAACACCTACTCTGACCAACTGATCACATACATCCCCTACACGGGCGGGTCTACTACTCAAGCTCGGTATCGGATCAACGGTGTGCTGAACACGGGCGAGAACGTCCTAAGCAACATCGACCGCATTCTCACTGCTTGCGACTCTTGGCTTGCGTACCAAGAAACCACGGGTCAGTGGATGCCGGTGATTAACAAGGCAGAGTCGTCATCCTTCTCGTTTGATGACTCCAACATCATCGGCGAACTGCGGGTAAGCATCTCCGACATCACGCAGAGCATCAACCAAGTCGAGGCCACGTTCCCGTGGAAGGGCAACAAGGATCAGCCCAACCTGATTTTCTTGGAAACGCCAAGCGCATTGATGTATGCGAACGAACCGGCCAACAAAGCCACGGTGACGTTCGATCTGATCAACGACTCGGTGCAGGCGCAGTACATCGCCAACCGGATGCTCGAGCAGGCGCGTGAGGACTTGATTGTCACGTTCTCGACCGCATACCCCGGCATTCAGGTTGATGCGGGCGATGTCATCAGCATCACAAACAGCGACTACGGTTGGACGAACAAGCTGTTCCGCGCCATTAAGGTCAGCGAAACGACGCTGCCCG